TCTCATCTCCTGTTTCTGCCTTTTTGTTCATTCAAATACCCCATTTAACTCATCCACTTCAAACGGCTGGATGGATACCGTGTACCCACATTCTCCATCAAATCGCTGTCATCTGACAACAGGCTCAACTACGACTGTGTTGCCTTTGATGGATTTGATCTCCAAAGGGAGATTCCTTGGAAGTAAAACTTCTTTTTCACCTATATTCTTGATCGTGTCCATATCAAATGCATTCAATCCTGCTGGTGCTTGAATCTTGAACACCAATGGCTTATCGCTTCGATTCAAAGCCTCGCCAAATTTTGAACTTGCAATCTTTTTGTCGGTTGTTGTTGAAAGGTATCCGGCGTCGCTAAAAATTTGACCAACTTTCAAATTCTCTAAATTGCTTCCGAAAATAGGTCTAGCGTCTCGAACTCCCCTGTACAACTCAACTGGCTGTTTCAGAACAGAATTTGCCAATCCGTCATCAATTCCATCAATAAATGATTTCAGCACTTCTGGATTGTGTTCGGTTCCATAATTTTTGGTTGATCCAGTTCTTAGAAAATTTTGAAGTGTTGAATACCCGCCAACTTCTGATCCATACATCGCAGCCTGGTATTCAGTAAGCCCTTTTTTTGCTGCAGACGTAATGTCTCCAACATCAAGCATTCCTGGCTTCAGCATTCCAAGAAGTAGTGGCATGGCTGTTGATCCCTTTGCCAAAACTGCGCTCGCAGATCCAGGGGTTGGGACAACCATTGATGCCGCAAACTCAGCTAAAGGATTACGGGCGCTGCTGACCAAGCCTGTGTCCTGCATTTTCTGGCCAATCCACTCAGACCCACCAACAACCTGAGCATCTGGCGTTTTATAACCAAATGGACGCATGATCATTGTTGCAATATCAACAGGGCCACCAAGTGCAGCAGCCAATCCGCGATACGCAAGGTCTTTGATTGATGGATCAGCCACGCCAAATCTCCTTGACTGATTTTATGGCATCCAATTCTGCCATGTCACCTTCTCGTTGAGCCTTCTCAAGTGTTTCGATCGTTTGAGCGCGTTTGAGTTCTGCGCTTGCGATGGTTTCCACCGTGTCGGCGCGTGCCTTGGCAGCCTTTGCCACAGCTTCTTCGGCGGCAGCCTGCAGGAAGATGGCGTTCGGGTCTTGCTGCTGGCCACGGGCTTCCATCTCAGCCATCATGGCTTCGGCTTCCTGCTCTGTCGGTTTTACAACACCCATGCGGATCAGGCGCTGTCGGAAGTAGTTTTGCACCTCGCTGACGCCTTCGCCTTCCATGTTCATCATGGCCATGGCACCGAGAACCTGCAGGGTCTCTGGGTCTTGCGTGATCTGCATCATGCCGGTCAGAGCACGAACGGTGGCCGCACGTCTGGAGCTGGATGACGGGCCGACGTCCACGTCCACGTCGAACTTGGCAGCACCCAAGTCGTTGGCCATCTTGACCTCGCCAGTTTCCTGGTCGACCATGGGCTGCATCAGGGTCACAGAGTCGGTTTCGCCGTTCTCGGTGATCACCTTCATCTTGCGGCCTTCCTCGATGTAGATGTCCTTGGCAATGGACAGCCAGACCTCGCCGCAGCGCTTCATGGCCTTGGCAAAGTTGCTCATGTAGATGAACGTCTGCATGTCCCTTGCCGCTGATGTTGCTCACCAGCTTTTCGCCTGCCTGCTGGTTGCCCAGAATGTCCTGCATGTCCTGCTCGGTCACTTGCAGCAGGGCTGCCATGGCCGGAGGCACGTTCGGGGCGCGGGTGTAGGCCACAGGGCCGCTGACAGTCTGGCTGCCGTCTGGGCCGGTGATCGGGTTGATCAGCAGGTACGGGTAGTCCTTGAGGTTGTCCTCTGACCACATGACCTGGTGGCCAGCCACCTGCTCAGGCGTGAGGATTGGCTTCTCGACGCTGGACAGGGCGCTGATCTCGCCCAGCTTGGACAGCTGCATGTTCTTGAGGCGCTGCGCGTCCTTGGCCAGGCGCACGTGGCCCATGCAGCGCTCGACGTTATCCACAAACCAGCGCTTGCCGTAGACCGGAATGATCGGGATGCACTTGCCTGCGATGTAGCCGCAGTCCTCGAGCACCTTGCCACCGGACATGATGTACTTGTGCACCTTGCGCGACTTGATCTTGCGCTGGCGCACCTCGACGCTGCCGATGGCGGCCAGGGTGTTCTCCAGCTCCGGGTCTTCCTCGAAGTCCTTGGCGCGGTAGCGTTCCTCGGTGCCGTCGATGGCACGGAACACGCGAATGGTCTCGGTGACGTCCTCGACCTTGTAGTACTCAGCGATGTAGACCACATCGGGCGTGGCCCAGTCGAATTCGTACTGGTGGATGATCTTCGGCCAGTCGGTCGGGTCGTCGTTCCACTCTTCCTTGTAGCTCTCGCGGGTCATCGAATAGATGACGTAGCAGAAACGGGCGTCGGCCTTGTCCTGGCGCTTGGCGTTCAGGTCAAAGAACACGGAGCTGTCAGCGTCGAAGATCGGCTCGATCTGGATGCGCTGGCGCTCGTTTTCCTCGTCTTCGTCGTCCTCATAGACCGTGCGCAGACGCCAGGCACCGAAGCCACCGCCGACCGCTTCCTCGAAAGCGTTATCGTAGGCTTCATCGGCCACGCTGTCGTGCTCGTCGGCACGGTACAAGCCGTCACAGGTCTCGGCCAGCTTGTCGTCCTTTGCGCCATCCTTTGACACGTAGTCCACGGTGATGCGGTTGTTGCGGTATTCCGAGATGATGCGCATGACAGAAAGCGCGATCTTGTTCACCTCGAACTTTGGCTTGTTCTCGTAGATGTCCCAGAGTGGGCCTTCCCATTGAGCGCCGGAGATCGAATAGAAGCGCCGGTCTTGCAGGCACTGCAGGCGCTCGTCTCTCAGCGCCGTTTGTACGTCATCGAATTGCGCGAGCGCTTCGGAGTGAAGGTTCGCCAATCGCTGCTCTTTGGAAATGCGTGCCATATTTTTGCCCTCGTTTCAAGTATTTTCTCACCATTTGTTCTTGACTGGCAATGGCACGAAGCTGGCTGGCTTGGTGGCCGGTAGCTTCTGCACCAGGTTGATCGCGTCGAACATGGGGTCGAGCTGGTCGTCGTGAGCGCCAGCAGGGAAGGCCGCAACCTCGGCCAGGAAGTCGGAAAGCCAAGGCGCGTCCTGCGGCAGCACCACGTTGCCGGACTCGATGAACGGGGCCGCGTCGTGCGCCCGGCTGATCTTGTCCTTGTTGCGTTGCACTGGAACAACGGGGATGCCTTCGCGCCGCAAGGTCTGAATCAGGCCGGTTCCGGACACCTTGTCCTCGACGTACATGCCTCTCAGCGTTGCGGCCTGGTACGGTGGTCGCATGTCGTTCAGGTGCTTGAGCCAGAAGGCACGGGCGTGCACCAGCAGCTCTGGAGCTTCCCACTTGCCGCGAATCTGGTCGATCTTGACCGCCTTGCCAACGGTCGAACGCGCCCAGCACTGCAGCACCGACCAGTCGTTCTGGGTGGCTGTTTTCTGGGCCGTGTCAACGGTGATGAAGCGGAAGTCCATCGCCGGGATGGTTGCCCAGTAGCCGAACCACTCGGTGCTGATGATGCCGCCGCCTCGGGGAGCTGGGCGTTGCTGGAGCTGGCCAGCCGTGCCGTAGGTGCCAAGGGTCTTTTCCAGCTCGGACACCTGCGCCTCACCAAAACGCTCAGGGAACATCAGCTCGCCTTCCTGGGTGCGCGGGTCAGTCCAGCCGATGCTGGTGGTGCACCGGAACTCAGGCTCGAAGCGCATCGGGATGCACAGGTGCACGTAGGGCAGGCCCATTTCCAGAATCACGCCGCTGATGTCCTTCTCGTTCAGGCGCTGCATGATGACCACGATGGCCGACTTGTCGGAGTTGACGCGGGTCGGCAGGGTTTCGGTGAAGGCGATCCGGGCCGCTTCCAGCTTGGCCGCGCTGTTGGCGTTGTCGGCGCTGATCGGGTCGTCCAGGATAACCCGGTCGCCACGCACGCCGGTCATGCTGGTGAAGGCACGGGCCTGGCGCACGCCTTTGCGGGTATTCCCGAACTCCCTCTTGCCATCCAGGTCGGCCAGCAGGTCAAGCGGCCAGAGCTTCTGGAACCACTCGGACTTGATCAGGTCGCGGCAGCGTCTGCTGTCTCGGATGGCCAGCTGCTCCTCGTGGGCCGTACCAACAAAGCGCATTTCAGGCATGCCACGCGGCCCCCACTCCCAGGCTGGCCAGATCACGCCAGTCAGCAGGGACTTCATGGAGCCAGGCGGTACGTTCATCAGCAGGCGGTTGATTTCGCCCTTGGTCACCGCTTCCAGGTGCAGGCAAATGGCGTCCAGCGCCCAGCCCCACTTCAGTTCGGCAGCCGGTTCGAGCACTTTCCAGGCACGCTTGGCAAACTCGGCCAGGCTGCGCCTGCACAGCTCACGCTCGACGGCCAACAGGTCAGCTTGCGTCAGATGCATCTTTTGCGGCCATGATCTGCGCCAGCACCTCGGTGCCAAGTTGGGAAACGTCCAGGGTGGCAATGGCAATCGGTGCACCGTCCTTGCCAGTCACCTCGTGGTGGTGCGTCTCGCGCCAGCCGAGCTGGGTTGCCCCCCAATAGCGCATCATCCCAGGGTCGCCGGACATGACCTTCTGGTAAATGCTCTTGGCCGCGCCAGCGTTCGCCTTGGCTTTCCCAAGCATCAACTCCTTCTCAAAGTGTGCGGAAAGCGTCTGGACATGGATGCCGTCTCGAATCAGGGCAGCGATCTGAGGAAGCGGTAATCCATACCCGGAAAGCGCCTCAACTTGCCTGCGCTCCTGCTCAGTTGGCTCAAATGCTGGCCGTCCGGCACCAGGCATGGCACCACCAGTTCCAGGCCTTGCCCCACCATTGTTTTTCCGACCGTCGGGCTTTTTTCTGGTGTCGAGTGGTTTTTCTTCAATTTTTGGCTTCTTCGTTGCCATTTGTAACCTCCGCGAAAGGTTCGCCAGTTTCTGCGTGAGTTGCTATTTTGCCAGTGAAGTCCTGCCAGCGTCTCACAATCACATCACAATACTTCGGATCGAGCTCCATGATGCGTGCGACGCGGCCATTCTTCTCGGCTGCGATCAGGGTGGTTCCGGAGCCTCCGAAGCTGTCCAGAACTTGGTCGCCACCTTTGGTGTTGTTCAGGAGCTGGTACTCGAACAGGGCCACCGGCTTCATGGTCGGGTGCTCTCCGTTGCGGGATGGCTTCTCGAACTCCAGGATGGTGGTCTGCTTTCGGTCGGCTGCCCACAGGTGGCTGGCTCCTTCCTTCCAGCCGTACAGGCATGGCTCGTGCTTCCAGTGGTAGTCCTGGCGGCCCATGACCATCGAGGACTTTTTCCAGATCAGGCACTGGCGAACTTTCCAGCCTGCGTCCTGGGCTGCGCCTCGGAAGTTGTAACCCTCGGAATCCGCGTGCCAGATGTAGAACACAGCGCCTGGCTTCATCACCATGTCAGCTGCGGTGTAAGCATCGCGCAAGAATTGACGGAATTGGTCGTCGCCCATCTCGTCGTTCTTGATCTTGAGCGCGTCCTTGGTCTTGCCCTCATAGGCCACGTTGTAAGGCGGGTCGGTCAGCCACATGTCGACCAGCTGGCCTTCGGTGAGCTTTTCCAGGTCGCTGACGCTGGTGCTGTCGCCACACAGGAGGCGGTGCTTTCCCATCACCCAAATGTCACCTGGCCGGGTGCGCGGGTTTTCGGGCAACGGTGGGGCGTCGTCCGGGTCGGTCAGGCCTTCGGTGCCCACGGGTGCCAGCAGCTCCTTGATCTCGTCTAGGTCAAAGCCGGTCAGCTCGAGGTCGAAGCCAAGCTCCTGCAG